CAGCGCGTATCTGAGCGGCTAGGGGTTAATATCCGCAGCGTCTATTACCGCCGCGTCAATCTTGCAAGCAAAGGCTGTGTCCTTAACAGCGCGCCGACTAACCCCGGCGCTGCTGGCACCTCAACTTGGCAGGACATCGGACGTTCGTACAAGCGTGAGAACACACTCGCCATCGACGATGGCACCATAGTGGTGTTCTCTGACGCTCACTTCTGGCCGGATCAGCCCAAGTCAGTCTCACATCTTGCGTTGCTGAACCTCATCAAACAGTTACGCCCCCGCGTCGTCGTCGCCAACGGCGACATCTTCGACGGCGCACGGGTCAGCCGCCACGCCCCTATGGGCTGGGTCAAGCTGCCGTCCGTCAAGGAAGAACTGGAAATCTGCGAGGAATACTTGCATGAAATCCGGCTGGCCGCTGGGCCTAAGTCGTGCGAGTTCTTCTGGAACGTCGGCAACCACGACCAACGCTTTGACCGTATGCTGGCGCAAAACTCGCCTGAATACGAAGGCGTGCTATCGCGGCTAGAAGATCGTTTCTCTGATTGGGAATTTGCATGGTCGCTGCGCGTCAATGATAGCCTTATGATAAAACATCGCTATCACAATGGCATACACGCGACTTATAACAATACTTTGAAGTCCGGCTACAGCATCGTCACCGGACATCTGCACAGGCTTGCAGTCACGCCGTGGGCAGACTATAATGGTCGCCGCTGGGGCGTTGATACAGGTACGCTGTCTAACCCCCTATCGCCGCAGTTTGACTACGGCGAGAACAATCCGACGCCGCACACCTCTGGCTTTGCGGTGCTGACTTATAAGGACGGACAGCTACTGCCACCAGAACTGTGCGAAGTCCTCGATGGCGTTGCATACTTCAGAGGTAAGGAAGTCTAATGCCGCAGCTTGGGCCTGTTAAATATCTCACAATCCACTGCGCGGCGACGCCAGAAGGACGCCACGTTACTGCCGCACAAATCTGCGAGTGGGACAAGGCGAAATTCGGCCAAACGTCTTATCATTGGGTTGTCGAACTTGATGGTCTTATGGTTCGCACTCTACGCGATGACCAGAAAGGCGCTCACGTTGGAGGCGCTAACACCGGCAACATTGGCGTCTGCTATGTGGGCGGTCTTGACACTGCGCTGAACCCCAAAGACACCCGCACCGACAAACAAAAAGAGTCGTTGCTGACGCTGATTAAGACCTACAAAGGTCGTTACCCCGGCATCGTCATTCGCGGGCATCGCGATTGGCCCGATGTAAAGAAGGCTTGCCCCAGCTTCGATGTCGCAAGCTGGCTCAAAGAAATAGGAGAATGAATATGTTGGAATGGGCATTGAACCGTGCAAAAGAAAGCAGCACTTGGGCTGGCCTTGCTGGCTTCGCTGGCGCGTTCGGTATTACCGATGCGGAATATCAGGCCGTTTCTGCTATTGTTATGGCTGCTTGCGGTCTTGTCGCTGTTGTCCTGAAGGAAAAGGGCATTATTAAGGACTAATCATGTTCAAACTGCTGGCGTCTTTGTTTGCTGTTGTCGATAAGCTATTAGGGCTTTGGCACGACGCGCAAATACGCCAGCAGACTGAACTTCAAGTTAAGGATGCGGTTGATGCCGAAGTCGCTAAAACTGAAGCTGCTGTCGCTGTTGCCGATCCTGTGCGTGATGACCGGCTGCGCCGGAGGTTTGATACAGCCTACGCTGAGTCCAACCCTAGCGCCCACGATAGTGTTCAGTAGCTACTGCAAACTAGCCAAGCCTATTTCATACGATAGCGCACACGATAGCCCGGCGACAGTTCGTCAGATCGAGGCACATAATTCCAAGTGGATATGTCAGTGCGAGAATGACTGTCCCGCAGCCGCTCCAAATACCAAATAGCCTTACTGATCTCCTGCACCGCGTCGTCCTTGTGACCGGCGCGGCTAAGGTACTTCAAGGCGTTACCGCGTAGGTAGCCCCGGTATTCTTCAAGCGACAGCTTCGCTTCCAGATACGCAATCGTCTCGATCCCGCCCACCTTGTAGTGATCAGGGTTGATGGCGTCCTTCATAGCCCAGCCCTCGCCATAATCTCAGCACGCTCACGCTGGTTGCGTAGGGTGCAGTAGCGTTGGTGCAGGCGGCGCAGCATGAACGGGCGCTTGGCCCCTTCTTGCTCGTCGATCAGCAGTTCTAAGATGTTCTGTTCATCCATGCCCTTGAGTTCAGCGGCCAGAAACTGCCAGTTAATCTTGTCAGTCATTCTTCAATTCCTCAATCGCTAATTCGCTGATGCTGCGCTTGTCGTGCAGCGCAGCCCATATGCGTTCGTCAATAGTCTTAGTTGTCAGTAGGATATAGACCCAGACATCGTGCTTTTGCCCCCCTCGGTGCAGCCGCCCTACGGCCTGCTCGTAGAGTTCTAGGCTCCACGGCAGCGACAGAAACACCATATGCTGCTGCCCCTGCAAGTTGATGCCGTGACCAAAGGACTTAGGGTGCGCGGCCAGCAGCGGTATCTCGCCCTTGTTCCAGCGGTTCACTACGTCGTGATCGTCCGGCGTCTGGATGCCGGGGTAGCGGCGCTTGAGTTCGGCTAGTTCTTCTTGGTAGGTGTACCAGATCAGCGTGTTGGCTCTCTGGTTCTCGTTCAGCAGTTCGTCCAGCCGGTCAAACTTGTGGCTATCAAACCAGATCGACTGCTTGTCCGCGCCGTAGACGAAGCCAGAGGCCATCTGCTGTAGCTTGGTCGTGACCGCGCCAGCGTTCTGGGCGATGACTGTTTCGTCCTCATCCTCGAACCGGGTGACGTAATCCGCCTTCATCTTCATGTAGGGCGTCATGTTACGCATATTGCAGCGCAGTTCGACGGTGTGGCACGGTGGCAGCTTGTCGGCGTATTCGCCCGGCTCTAGCACGAAGGTGGCTGGCCTGATCTGATCCATGACCTGTGGCAGCGCCGTCTCACGGGGCGCCCACTGCCCGAAGTCGCGGTTGATGCAATAGAAGTATTTGTGCAGGAACGCGCCCTTTGACCGCCCCAGTAGAGTTTGGTCTATCATCTTACATTGCCCGAATACGTCTTCCAACCCGTTACTGGTGAAACTACCTGTTAGCCCCCAGCGGATCGGAATGTTAGCGATCAGCTTTTCCAGCGCCTTGAACCGCTTTCCGCTAGGGTTCTTCAGCCGCGTCAGTTCGTCAAACACAATGCCGTCGAAGCTGTCGAGCGACTGCACGGTTTCTAAGTTCTCATAGTTGATAACCACGACTTGCGTGTCCAGATCGAACGCCGCTTGCCGCCCTGCTGGTGAGCCTATGGCTAGGCCCATGGACAGCGTAGGCGCCCACTTGTATAGTTCTACCGGCCATACGTCCGTACAGACCCGCTTAGGGGCCACCACAAGCCAACGCTTGACCAACCCACTGATGATAGCGTCAGCCATCGCAGTGAGCGTTATAGCGGTCTTACCGGCCCCTACGGGCGCGAGGATCATAGCCCTATCGCGCTCGTAGAGGAAATCGGCAGCGTCTTCTTGATACGGCCTAAGCTGCATCTTCACGATCTTCAGCGGCCTTGCCTTCGCTGGCAATGTCCTTGCCGCTCAGTTCCAGCCCGCGCTTGAGCGCGGCCATCACAGCCTGCATGATTGGCGTGTTGTCCCAGACGCCGTTCACAACGTCAGGCGTCGCCGTGTTGGGCCAGACCTGATCGACAATCTCGCGGGCGATGTACGTCAGCGGATCGTAGGCAGTGCCTTCCCAGCCGAAGCTGAAGTTTGCGCTATTGTCATCGCTGCTGCCGGTGGGCTTGGCAGACTTGGTTGCCGTCACTTTCATATTCACAGTTGCACTTATAGCGTCAGGTTTTTTAGCCATTGGTCTACGTCCTCTTTTGACCACAGGCAGCAGTAGTGCTGCCCTAGCATCTTCATATCATCTGCGAACAACTTTTGCAGCGGTGATAGTTTACCGCCGGGCTTCTTCAGTTCCACAAACCACGCCTGCCCATTGGGTAAGCACGCGATGCGATCACTCACGCCGCGATGGTTTACAGACTTGAACTTGTAGGCTGTTCCGCCAACGGCTTTCACCTGTTTGACGAAGTAGCTTTCAATCTGGGCTTCGGTTGTCATACGGTCTTGCTACCCGTGGAAAATAATTTTGACAAGCCTCTTTACAAAATATTTTCACCGCGTATTCTGGCCGTCCTAATAAGGAGCAATACAATGCAACACAGTAAGATTGTCGGCGGCTCGACCGCCAAACGCGTCATCAACTGCCCCGGCAGCGTGGCGCTGGTGGACAAGATGCCACCACAACCCAGCAGTAGCTACGCCGACGAAGGCACACTGCTGCACGACGTAATGGCAAAGATACTCGACTACGGCGATGGCGCTAATCCGGCGGAAATGCTGGGCGCTACCTACGTAGGCGCGGTGTTGACGCAAGACTTGCTTGACCGCAAGATCATCCCGGCGCTGGCGGCGCTGGACGAAATCGACCCAGATGGGGATATGTTGTATGCTGTCGAAAGCAGAGTGGGTTTTGGTGATTTTCTACCTCATGTATTTGGTAGCACTGATTTGCTGGGCCGTATTGGTCGGAAGTGTTACGTTGTTGATTGGAAATTTGGCGATGGCGTCCCGGTAGATGCCGTCGAAAACGATCAGCTTCTGTTTTATGCTGCCGCTGCTGCCCGCACGGACGCGACCAAGTGGGCCTTCGAAGACATAGACGACATTGAACTGGTGATCGTCCAGCCGCCCCATGTGCGGCGCTGGACGACCACGATGGATCGCGTCAAGAAGTTCGAGCAAGACCTATTGTCAGCCGTCAAGGTGGCGATGAAGGACGACGCACCGCTCAAAGCCGGTAGCCACTGCCGCTGGTGCGCCGCCAAGCCGGTCTGCCCTGTGATGACAGGCGCGACTGATCGTGCGCTGGCAGCTAAGATTGAGGCGCTGCCCATCGAACAGATCGCACATTACCTTGACCAAGTGCCGCTGCTGGAACAGTTCATTAAGGACTTGCAGCAACTAGCGCACGGCCTTATCGAAGAAGGCAAGCCTGTCCCCGGCTACAAGCTGGTCAATAAGCGTGCCGTCCGCTCATGGGCTGACGCTGACAAGGCCGCAGCTTGGATGATGGCGGCAGGCGTGGAGCCTTACGAAGAAAAGATCATCACGCCAGCAGCGGCTGAAAAGGTGCTGAAGAAGGCGAAAATGGAATTGCCAGCAGACCTCGTGGTCGCTGTCTCAAGTGGTTCGACGTTGGTTGCTGAGAGTGATCCCCGCGCCCCCGTCGTTCAAATCGGTCAGTCGCTCGTCAAGGCGCTGGCTAAAATTAACGCATAAGGAATACGATAATGAAATTTAATCCAAACCCTGATGAGGAAACTTATCACCGCTTAGGCGCATTGGTAGAAGATATAGATGAAATAATCATCAAACACATACGCGAAAATGGAGACAAAAAAGGTATTGGTGATGCTTTTAACGCCGTGTGCGCCGTCTTAGCTGGCGTTACTCAAAGTGTGGCAAACTTTGATACTGAAGTTTACGATAAACTTTCAGGCGCGCTTCAACACCATATCTTTAGCCATGCTGCCTCTATTGATGAGCGCGGCGAATACACAATCAACGCATAAGGAATACGATAATGTCTACTAATCTTACTGCCTTCGCTGGCGCAAATCTGCCTTCCGTACAGTCACTGTCGGCCTCGCTTCGTTCCATCCAGACTGATGTTGCCCCCGGCGGCAGCATCATCCTGAAGATGGACAAGACCGGCCATTGGGTGTTCGGTGCAGACCAGACCGAAGTCGAAGACGATGCCCGGTGGGCCGTCAATCCGTTCAGCTTTGTGCATGGCTTCATTGCATGGGGCAACGGCGAAGTGCTGGGCGAAAAGATGGTTAACATCGCGCAGCCCCTGCCTGAACTGGAAGAAGCGCCGAAGGGCGCACAGAAGGGCTGGGAAAAGCAAGTCGGTCTGGCGCTGAAATGCACCAGCGGCGAAGACGAAGGCATGGACGTTCGCTATTCGGCTACTTCGGTGGGCGGCAAGCGTGCGGTTCAGGAACTGGCCGTCGCCATCGCTGAACAGGTCGATAAAGACCCAACCCGCCCTGTGCCGGTGATTGAACTTCGCAAGGAGCATTACCAACACAAGCAATACGGCAAAATCTTCTCACCCGTTTTCAAGATCGTTGATTGGGTGTCTATGGAAGGCGAAGCCGCCCCGCAGGCTGTGGAAGCCGCTGCTGAAGACGAAGCGCCTGCTGATGAAGCACCGCGTCGTCGCCGCCGCGTAGCCTAAAGGGGGACGCGAAAGCTGGGGCAGTGGTTGGACTGCCCCAGCGAGTAGCGGTCAGGTGCATGACAACACTTTGGCTAGATTTCGAGACTAGGAGCCGGTGCGACCTGAAGGCGCACGGCGTGTATAACTACGCGCAAGACCCCAGCACCGATGTGCTGTGTATGTCCTACGCCTTTGACGATGAAGACGTTAAGACTTGGACACCAGACCAGCCGTTTCCTGATGCCGTGCGGACATTCAAGGGCCGCATCGCCGCGCACAATGCGGCGTTTGAGCGCCTGATCTTCTGGTATGTCTTACAGATCAACTTCGATCTTGAGCAATTCTACTGCACCGCAGCCCAAGCCCGCGCCAACTGTGCGCCGGGCAGCCTAGAAGACGTAGGCCGGTTTGCTGGCGCTGGGATGCGTAAAGACCACCGCGGTAGTCAACTAATACGCCTGCTGTCGATCCCGCAGGCTGACGGAACTTTCCGCGACGATCCGGCCCTGATGGCTGAGATGGTTGCCTATTGCGAACAGGACGTTCGCGCCATGCGGGCTGTATCGTCAGCCCAGCGCCCGCTTTCACCAGATGAATTGGAGGATTACCATGTCAATGAGCGTATTAATGATAGGGGCGTCTTGCTTGATGAACCTCTTGCTCTTGCTGCAATGCGTTACGCTGGCTGGGAACTTGAGGAAATCCAAGGGGTCGTGCGAGACATTACAGGCGGAAGTGTATCGTCTGTGCGAAGCCCCGCGATGCGCTCATGGGTGCTGGATCGCGTGGGTCCAGAAGCCTTAAAATTAGCGACAATTTATAGGGACGATAAGCCCAAGCTGTCGATTGACAAAACTGTGCGCGGCAATCTGCTGGCGCTGGCTAAGGAGAACCCAGATGAAGTCCCGCCTGAAGTGGCAGAGGTTATCCAGTGCGCGGACGATCTGTGGGCATCGTCCGTGGCGAAGTTCCAACGGGCTGCATCGCTGGCAGATGAAGAAGATAGCCGAGTTAGAGGTGCGTTCGTATATGCAGGAGGAAGTGCTACTGGCCGTGCTTCATCGTTTGGCCTTCAGGTCCACAACTTTCCGCGAAAGTGTGCTGCCGACCCTGCACTAGTCCGTCAGGCGATGGTGCGCGGTCATCAGATCGTGCCTAAGTATGGCGTGCGCGTCACAGACGTTCTGAAGTCCATGCTGCGCCCCGCGCTAATGGCTGCACCGGGCAAGCACCTTGTCGTGGCCGACTGGGCCAGCATCGAGGCACGCGTCACGCCGTGGGCATCTGACAGCGACAGCGGCGCAGCCAAGCTGGGCATCTTTGAGAGCGGCGGCGACGTTTATGTCGTCAATGCGGCTGCAACCTTCCATGTGCCAGAGGCCAAGGTCACGAAAGACCAGCGCCAGATCGGCAAGGTGCAGGAGTTGGCGTGCGGTTTCGCTGGCGGTATCGGTGCGTTTGCGGCGATGGGCCGCGCCTATGGGCTGGTGCTGCCAGAGAGCGAGGCGCAGCGCATGGTGGCCGCATGGCGGCGTGCTAACCCGTGGTCTGTCCCCTACTGGGGCGACTTGGAAGAAGCCTATCACCGCGCCATGCGGAACCCCGGCGCCGAGTTCAGCGCAGGGCGTGTGTTGTATCTATACGACAAGCAACACCTATGGTATGTCCTGCCGTCTGGCCGGGTGCTGTGCTATCCTTTTGCGCGTTTTGAGGATGGCAATATCACCTACGCCAAGGCAGCGTGGAAGCCTGCGGCAGATGCGAAAGAATGGCCGCGTGCGCGGCTTTGGAAAGGGTTGGCGTGTGAAAACATCACGCAGGCCATCGCCAACGACATTCTACGCCATTCGCTGCGGCAACTAGAACCGCTGGGCGTTGTCCTGCACGTTCACGACGAAATCGTGATCGAAACAGACCAGCCTGACGCGGTTAGAGCGCAGCTTGAACAAGTTATGACGACGCCGCCGCCGTGGGCCGCAGGGCTACCGCTGGCGGCTGAGGTGTCTGTGATGGAGAGGTATGGCAAGTGAGCATGGAGCAGAATATGAAAGCGGAGCAAGTTAGGTTTGTCGAGTTCTTGACGGGGCTTGCCCCTGAAGGCGAGACGCTGCTGCTGGTCAAGCAGAAGCCAGTCAAAAAGAACGGACAGCTACAGTATCACGACGATGGCGCGATCAAATGCACATGGCCGTCGTTCCTGCCTGACGTTTCCAAGATCAAGGACAGCGATAGCTGGTTCGCCAACACGGCCAGCTTTATCATTGACCGCTTCGAGGATGGCCGCGTCAGCGCGTCCAAGGACAACTGCGACTATGTGCTGGTGATGATGCTGGACGATGTAGGTTCAGACAAGACCAGCAAGACACCGCCGCTGCCGCCAACGTGGATCATGGAAACCAGCGAAGGTTCGTTCCAGTGGGGCTATGCGTTTAGTACGCAGCCTAGCAAGAATGAGTTTTCCGCAGCCATCACCGCGATTGCGGCGGCTGGCTACTCTGACCCCGGCGCTTGCAACCCTGTGCGTAACTTTCGCATACCCGGCTCTGTGAATATCAAAGAAGGTAAGGGACTTTGGAAGGCGCGTCTGGTATCATTCGATCCTTCGATTGAATATACCTGTCAGGAGATATGCGATGCCCTTGGCGTTGTTCCAGCGGAAGCAGACACGGCAACGCGGAGGGCCGTGCGAGTTGACGACACCGGCAATTCTCCAGTTTTGCGATGGCTCTCAGATCAAGGTCTGGTTCGCTCCAATCTCAAAACAAACGGATGGGTCGATATTGTATGCCCTAACCACGCAGCCCATACAGACGGGAACGAAGTCGCTGGCTTTCGCCCCGTCGATAGCGTCTTCAAGTGCTTGCATGGGCATTGCGTGGACTTCGATAGCAAGACGTTTCTTGATTGGGTGTCTGCTAACGGCGGGCCTACTGTGGACACTGGCCTTCGGGATGACCTGATGGCCGACTTGCACAGCAAGACGCTGGACAAGCTGCGCCCGACTGAGGCGTTTCCTGATGATGCCGCCAAGCGCATGGCCGAGGTCGAGCGCAAGCAGATCAGCCGCGCCCAGAAGGCTGACTGGTATGAACGCTTCGCCTACGTCCTGTCGGATGACAGCTATTTCGACACCAACCTACGCACCGAATACAGCCGCACCAATTTCAATGCCATCTTCCGGCATATCCCCTGCCAGTCGATCCACAATGGCCGCCGCATTGAGGCCAGCGTGTGCTACGACGAAAACCGCGAGGCGCACAGTGCCAGCATCTTGACGGGTGTCACCTACGCACCCGGCGATGGGCTATTGTTGGAGCGTGACGGCGAACTTTACGGCAACCGCTGGATTGATGCGCGGCCCAAGGTCGATCTGTCGGTCAAGATCACCGACGCGATGGTGCAGCGGTGGCTTAACCACTGCGAGGTGCTTGTGCCGGATGGCTATGAGTTAGATCACTGCTTAGACGTTATGGCCTTCAAGGTGCAGAACCCTGACCGCAAGATCAACCACGCCATCCTGCACGGCGGCGACGAAGGCTGCGGCAAGGACACCATGTGGGCGCCCTTCGTCTGGGCTGTGGCTGGGCCGCACAACCGCAACCGCTCTGTGGTTGATAGCGATGGGCTGCACTCGCAGTGGGGCTACAACCTCGAAGCTGAGGTGATGATCCTGAATGAACTTAAAGAGCCAGAGGCCGCAGCGCGCCGCGCCCTAGCGAATAAGTTAAAGCCCATCATCGCCGCCCCGCCTGAGACGCTCCAGATCAACCGCAAGGGGATGCATCCTTACGATATGGTCAACCGCGTGTTTGTGCTGGCGTTCACCAATGATGCCGTGCCTATCTCACTGCCGACACAAGATCGCCGCTGGTTTGCGCTGTGGTCGCGTGCGCCGCGCATGAACCCAGAGGCAGCGGACGCGATGTGGAAGTGGTATAAGACGGGTGGCTATCAGTTGATTGCTGCTTGGCTGTGGCAGCGCGATGTGCGGGGCTTCAACCCATCAGCCGCGCCAATTGAAACCGATTACAAGCG